GCAGCGATCAAGGAATCATGGAATAACCGCTGTGCCTACTGCGGAAGCCCTCCGATTGATGACAAATCCTTAACCATTGACCACGTCAGACCTAAGGCTAGTGGCGGAGAAGACCGCACTACTAACTGTATTCCGGCCTGCAGGCGCTGTAATGCTGGGAAAGGGTCCGAGGAATGGATCGCTTGGTTCCGTATGCAAGGCTTTTACACCATTGAGGCTGAAATTCGCATCCAAAAATGGCTCAAAAGTGGCGTCGTAGAGTTCGGGGACGAGGATGATGCCGTCTGGTTTGACGCTTTTATTGAGTCAATCTCAGCATAATTCAAGGGTGATATCCTCTTGAGCAGCCGTTTCCTCGTTAACAGCGGGGATTTTTACTGTTATTTCTTGTCCACAAGGGGATCTCATCGTAATCGACTGGTTACCGACGACGTTTTCTACGATAAGAAGGCCTTTGACAGTACCTTCTCCTAGCGTAGGAGCCAGCAAAACCGCATGAGGATGCAGGAATGCCACGAGTGTAGGCACATTCGGACCACGGTTCTTGTTCAGTTCCGGGAAGCAGAATAGCGCAAAAGTCGGGAACAGCTTATTCTCGACCAGCCACAAGGCCGCGGCACCATAGCGCTCTGCAGGTGCGTTGCGCATTTCCTTGGGTTGATACAGATAAAAGTCGTCCATACTGAATGGAACCTTGCGTTTCTTCTCATCCCTATTGAGATTAGCGTTTTGCGCAGCCAGCAAGGCAGTAGGTCGCTCCATGAAGTGCAATTCCCTCAGGGACTGCTTTCCGGCATGAGAATAAGCGCTGATGATGTACTCATAGGGCAACCGATGGAAGTTTTCATACGTAAACTCTGAGTCGCCCTTAAAGAAAGACTTCAGGTACCAGTAGACCTCCTCAACGTCAAGGTCAGTACTTCCACCGGAGCCTACTTTTTTTCAAGTGCATCGATTAAGCTTGCGTCACCTTCGGCTCCACCGTCTTCTGCGATGAGTTGTTGAAGACGTTCCGTAGAACGCCGTTCCTCGTCCACGTAGAGGCTAGAGAGGCCTTCAAGGAGGTCTGGATGCATCTCCATGATCTCTTCGGCTCCGATCTCCGAGTCTACACGGTAGATCAGAAGACAAAGGGCTTGGACCAGGCTCTTCCGCTCTGTCAATGTCGCCATGGCCGTCAAGATGTCTGAGATCTCGTCGGAATATTGCTTACTGATCTGACGAGTCACGTCAGAATTAAGCTCTCCTTGCATCACAAGCGTCAAAAGATCGTAAGCTGCCTGCATGTCAAGCTTATGCTCACTGCCAATCTTGCGAGTCAAACGCACCATGTCCTGGGTCGTAGTATCTTCGCTGACTTGCGCTTGAACGAATGCTTTCTCCGCGGCGGTTAGAAAACCTTTACGAACTACCTTGATCTGACCTGAGGATTCACTACCGATTAATTCTTCTCTGGGAGCCAACCGAGGCTCGACGATGAATGGGAGTTTTGCCATTGGTCTCTTAACAATCGGTATATCTTACCTATAACCCGTCTTGCTGCGCATTTTCTCTGAATACCTCTCCTGGAACGGATACGGTGATTCAGGGCCATTGGCCTCCCCAAGGACGGCAGCAATCCAAGGTCTTCCAGGAATGTAGACGGCAGAAACGTTGACGTTGCCATAAGGCTGCACGTAGCCTCCATTGTGCACAAGTTGTGCATAATCAGCTGCATAACCGATCTCAATCGAGTCTCCTGTGGCAGTAGCTCCACCAGATCTCATCAAAGCGCCGGTCTCAACGATGTCTCGAGCGCCACTAGTCCACCCCCAGCTAGCCTTCAGCATAGCTTTCAAGTCAGCATTCAACTCCGTCGCAATCTCAACTATGACAGCCTCGTGGGCCTTATCTAGCTCGTCCAGCTTGGTTCTTGCGGCTTGGGTGTTCCGAGACAGGTTACGTGTGCTAAAGGTAAAGCCCGGACCAGGAAATATGGGCATATCCATGGTAACCTTTTCTGCTTCAGCGATAGCCCTGTTCCCTTCCCCTACGATATCATTCTCGATTAATCTCTTTAATTGCTTCCCTGCATCCTCAAAGGTCATTAGTTCTGGACCTCACCACCCGTCAGCTGTAGTTGTACGCCCGCAATCTCTTTGTAGATGATCTCATCGATGCCTACGCCTCCAAAAATGCCACTAGAACGCTGCACACGGCTATTCAAGAGAGGATCATGACCGAATTGGAACGGTACTTCAATGCCTGCCTTCATCCAGGGATACTGATCTGTGACTTCTAAGAACTCTAAACCCGCCTCATCTGGTGTTTCAATGTCATAATCTTCGGCTACGACGGCATACTCAAGCGAATATCCGCGGTAATAGAACTGGTCACCAGAAGCGCCAGGCATCATTAGGCCGTCTAACTGGCTCTCAAGGGGGATACGCTTAGACCCTGAGGACACACCTGAGTACTGAATTCTCTTCATCCAGGCCTTCACCAGGTAGCTCTCAGCGGCTTGTTCCTCAAATCTCCCATTCACCAACGTAATCGTAGGCACCCCAGGAAACAGAACCCTGGAATTGATATAAGGGTAGAGAGGAGAGCGCCCGGCCATGGATCAATTCCGAATCCATTTAGACTTCCAAGTCGCGCCAGGTTCTCTCCCTCCGGTCGAGTCGCTTGCTCAGGCTTCGCCCTCGCCCCGCTTACCAGGTGAGTCAAAGGACATTTCAAGGATCATACGAAAGAAGTTATCACGAAGATCTTTAAGATGTTCTTGTTCTTCAGCTGGACGTGCCGGGCTACCAGGCCATAAGCGAATTGCTTCACAGATGGCATAGTAGGTAGTTTTAACATCTTGATCTGACATTTCGATGTCAAACCCGTGGAAGTTCTCCATTTCTTCCATGGTAATTATTTACGATTACGGCATTTTTGGCAGGATGCAATCTCACCGGTACCAATAATCTTTGCATACTTTGCATTCATACGAGCAAAGGATTCGCAACCAGTGCACCAGACCTCACAGGTATCTTCTGATCCGACTGCACGGAGAAGATCACCAAGGGGGCCTTCCTGCATTTCGGGATGGATGTTGTCAGACATGAGATCCTGTACTGAATTGTAACCCCAGGATACCAAGAGGCCATCAGAACAGAAGTCTATGGAACCTTTTTCCATGCCCATTTAAAAACCACAAGCATTACCATCAGGATAGCCAAGGTAACCAGTTCTAAACTAGCATTATTGCTGTCTACTTCTACGGGGCCGAACCTCAGTGGTTGAAGACCAGGTTCTCCCGTATTCATGAGCGAATTAACCTGCCGGTACCATACCCACCCAAGATTCCACCACCAGGACCATTAGGATTCAAACTCCCAAAGCAACTACAGAACGCAAAGTAGTTCCATAACTCATACCGAATCTTTACCATCTCCTTCTGTGGGCCTGTCATGCCCGTTTTACCACCAACTACTTCCCACTCCAATACATCAGCCTTCACCAAGACCTTTCCTTCCGTATCCCCAGTGTTCTGACCCGTATCTACATCATCCGCTGCTTCATACTGATCCAATAACTCCCTAACCCTTAAAACTGCCTCAGGACTCATGTCCTCCAGCTGGTTCATACAATTCTGACAGCAATCTAGTACATACGTCCCAAACGGCAACAGTAATGCCTCGATTACACGCAGGTCATCCCCGGCTTCCCAGTTTCCACTTGTGTCTAATGCCATGAGTTGGTACAATAGCCAGTCCTCATAGTATGCCAGGCGTTAAAATGATAGGAACGGATCATTCTCATATGCATCGCCTCTGCTTAGCTCTCCTTATTGCCGTTCGTTGCCAGAATCAACAAGCCGTCTCCCAACTCCTCCGTAGGCTCTACCACGACTTCGAAGAACACTCCCTAAAACCCGTCCTTAACCGTACCCTCTACCTCATGACGCCCAGAGAACGCGACTGGATGAAAGCACTCTATTGAACGCAAGATTGTCCCCGGAAAAAGAAGGATGGGAATTTTCAAAAAATTTTCAGAGGGGTGGGTCTGGCAGCGCACGGTTTGATATCGGGGTGGGGGAGATCGATTTGATTTCGCTGGAACTTCTTGTCGCGTTGACATAAGTATATTATCAATTGGAAGTTCAACGATGCGATCTCGACTTTGTATACAGGACATTGGTCTGTGTCACACGCTGCTACTGCAGTGGCTCAGCTTCTATCATATTGTAATCTTTAAGGATTAGTAATAGATAACTAATAGCAAAGAGATGATCGTGGACGGCCCTGCGGTCGGGTGGTTCACT